TGCAAACATCGCCAGCCTAGACACTGGCGCAACAATCTTTGGTATCGTGCCAAATGCAATTGGTGCTGGAGTTCCAGCCGCTGGTACAAATCACTTTGTGAGCAAGGTTGATGGCACCATCGTATCCACATGGATTATCGACCTTCACGCGGGCTATAAAAGCGGCGGTGCTGCGGGTGACGCTGTTGGTACGGCTGGCGCAGCTTCAGCACACATTGGATCGATTACTAAAGAAGTGAACGGCATTCCAATGCTCATCGAAATGGGCTGTGTCGAGGTTCCAACTGGCGGCGATCCAGACATTAACTTAGATTGTTCAGCCACAGGAACTACAGCACAAGACGCAGCATTGACAAGTGGTACAAACCTCTTGAACAACGGTGACCTATCTTTAGGCTTTTACGCCACAGCAGATGCTGGGGCTACTCTTGCTGCTATGACTAAGAAGTTTTTGTATCTCACCACTGGCGCTGCCACTGACGCAGCGTACACGGCTGGTAAAGTATGGATTCGCATCACTGGCATGGCCGTGGACCATGACAATTCATAATAATCTTTGTGGGAGCTTCGGCTCCCACCATTAATTTCTAGGAGATTAACATGGCAGGATCAGACGTAACCCCAGTCATCATCAGCGATGAGGTGGCTTTAGACGCGGATGGAATTTCAACAGCCACTTCAGTGGGCAACAACGCAGCCTTGGTTATTGGCGGGGCTTTAGCTTCTGGCGGAAGCGTTACAAACGCCTCTGCACGACAGGTTACAATTTTGTCCGCAGGAAACGATTCTTCAAAGTCGTTTAATATAGTTGGCACAGATGTAAATGGTGCGGCACTTACCGAAAACCTTACGGGCGCTAATGCTGGAACAGCAACCAGTGCTGGTTATTTTAAAACAATTGCAAGCATAACTGCGGTTGGCAATCCCGCAGGAAACGTATCCGCTGGTATTAATGCTAATGCGGCAGGTGTAATCTTCGCAGGACGCACTCGTTTGCAAGGGTTTTCTTTTTATTCTGGCGGAACCGCTGGAATAGCTAACCTACGGAACGGTGGTGTTACAGGCACAGAACTAATCCAGTTTCGCTCGATTGGAACTGACAACGCTTCTGACGACCCGTTTATGCCGGATGAGGGCGTACTGTTTAAAGATGGTTGCTTTGTTACATTCGTTGTCCCGCAGTTTGACTTGATGATGTTCTACCACGCATAAACTTTAGGGTGGCTTGATATGGCTAAGATCGACAAGTCCAAGATGAAATGCAACGTACCCAAGCGCCAGATTTCTGGCGGTAAAAAGTCCGTTGTAAAGGCTTGCGATAAAGGTAAAGAAAAAATCATCAGGTTTGGCGATGCTAATATGACCATTAAGAAGTCCAACCCTAAACGGCGCAAATCGTTTCGTGCACGGCACGGGTGCGATACAAAGAAACTTGACAAGCTGACGGCCCGTTACTGGTCCTGTAAGATGTGGTGACGGGATGAAGATTGACATACAACATGTTTTTTCTGTCTTGGGCTTGGCTTTGTTGGGCTGGGCATCGTTACAGGTGTATCAGTTAAACGCTAATGTTGCGGTGGTGTCGTATAAAGTTGACGAGAACCACGATATGATAAAGCCTATGTGGCAAGACTTTTTAATACGGAGGGCCAAGTATGACTTTATCCCGATCACAGATGTCCAAACAGATTTCCACGCCTCCAACACGGAGAAGAACAAATGACGAAAGACGCTTGCTACAAGAAAGTAAAAGCACGTTACAAGGTTTTCCCAAGCGCCTACGCCTCGGGAGCAATAGCAAAATGTCGAAAGGTGGGCGCGTCAAAGTGGGGCGAATCTTCTAAGAAGCGTAAACGTCCTGTTACAAAGAAGTTAAAAGACGGGGGCTTTATTGCCCTGGGCTGTGGCGAAGTTGCAGAGAATAGACGCAAAGAAACAAGAACCTTCTGATGGCTGTACGCAAATCAAAAAAAGGTGCGGCACTCAAGCGTTGGTTCAAAGAGGGCTGGGTAGACGTCAAGACGGGCAAGCCTTGCGGTCGCAAGAAGGGCGAGAGCCGAGGCACTCCGTATTGCCGTCCAAGTAAAAGGGTGAGCTCAAAAACACCTAAGACGTCTAAAGAAATGACAGCGGCGGAAAAACGTAGTAAGATACGTGAGAAGAATAAACTTGGACAACCTGCGGGCAAGCCTCGTAGAGTGTCCGCCGCTAAACGTAAAACAAAGGAGTATTGAAGATGGCGCAACCTGGAAAATTACCTAAAAAGCGCAGACGCCAAGGGGCTGAACGAAAGGAACTTCGTCAGTCACTTATTAAGGAATTTAGGGACGACAAACCTGGGGCACCTCCCACGACCGCAGAACGCGACGTTTTTCGCGGCCTTGCCCGTGGCGACTTTGAGGAAGACCGCGCGCCAACATCGTCGACGCCACTGTATGACGAACTTCCCACTCCACTGCGCGTTCCACCTAAAAAACTCGACACGAAGTCTAGCGGCCGTGGTGATGGGGATGCTGAACGCTTAGATCTGATAAGAAAAGAAGTTATTAGGAATAATTCATCTATTGGCAAAGATGGTAAGTTCACGAGCAGTATATCCGGTAAACGCTACATGAACGGCGGCATGGTTATGTCTGGCCGCGGTGTACGCGACACAAAGATGAGCTAATACAATGACAGTATCAAACTCAAGAGACTTTAATCTCGACGTCAGTGAGGTCATCGAGGAAGCATTCGAGAGGTGCGGGATTGAAGTCCGCACAGGCTATGACGCTCGTACCGCTCGTAGGTCTCTGAACCTGATGTTTGCGGAGTGGGCTAATCGTGGCCTGAATATGTGGACCGTGAAGCAGGGCACTGTGACCCTGACACAGGGGCAAGCGGAGGAGACGTTGCTTGCCGATGTGGTTGATCTGTTGGAAGTAACGCTACGAAGAAGCGGCACGGACTTCACTATTGACCGTATTAGCCGTGGTGATTACGTCACGATACCGAACAAGACAACCCAAGGGCGGCCTAGCCAGTTCTGGTTTAACCGTCAGGTTGCGCCTGTGATTAACCTTTGGGCTGTTCCTGAGAACTCCACCGACCAATTGATCTACTACTACTTACAGCGGATTGATGACGCGGACACCTTGGTAAACACTACGGATATGCCTTTCCGGTTCTTCCCTTGTATGGTTGCTGGGTTGGCCTATTATATCGCCATGAAACGAGCCCCTGACCGTGTTCAGATGTTAAAGTCTGTGTATGAGGAAGAGTTTCAGCGCGCCGCAGACGAAGACGAAGATCGTGTTCCGTTGAAGTTACAGCCTAGCATTCAGTATCTGAGGGTCTAATGACATTTGCATCTGGTAAAAAAGCATGGGGAATATCAGACCGCTCGGGCTTCCGCTATCGTTTAAAGGATATGAAGAAAGAGTGGACTGGTGCGCTTGTTGGGCCGGATGAGTTTGAAACTAAACAGCCTCAGTTAAGGTCGCCGAAGGTTACGCCTGACCCGCAAGCTCTTCGAAATCCTCGGCCGGAGCAAAACTTAGCGGAGCAACGGAACATACAGTACGGGTTTAATCCTGTTGGGTTTAACAGCATTCTTGGTTTAACCCCCCCTAGTAATTTAGAATCTGTTGGCGGAATAGGCACAATAACAGTAACCACTGTTGTGAACCCAGATGCGGAGAACATAGCGTATATGGCAGGACTGTCTGCGCCAGCATTTGTTGATTCTGTTACAGTTATTTCTGGTAGCTCAACAGCTTCAAGATTTGATAGTACATCTGTAACATTAGATTCCACCACAAAAACATTTGACGAGGGATAAGACATGACAAAGCAAGCAGTAGGCATAGGATCATCGGCTAACGATGGAACAGGAGATACTCTTCGTTCAGGTGCAGATAAAATTAATGATAATTTTGATGAAGTATATGCAGCTTTAGGAAACGGCACGACACTAACGGACATAATAAATTCTGATGGGATTATAGATGTAAGTTCTGGTGCAAACAGAATTGTGTTTTATTATGCAAATCTTAGCGACTTACCTAGTGCGGGAACATATCATGGCGCAGTGGCGCACGTTCACGCGACGGGAGGGTTGTACTTCGCACACGCTGCCGCATGGGTTAGATTAAACGATGAGACAACTGGCCCTGTGACTAAATATACTGCGGGTGTAAACGGATCGTCCGCATTTACATTTACAGGACCTGGAGCTACTTCTGGCAACAACCCGAACTTTACTTTCTACAAAGGCCACACGTACCTCCTAAATAACTCGGCTAATGTAAGTAGTCATCCTTTACAAATAAGAGTCTCATCAGGAGGGTCTGCTTTTACAACAGGGGTCACTGAGAACTATAGCTCTACTACAGGGTTAACACAGTTCATCGTACCGCACGAACCAAGCGATACATCTTTAGTGTATCAATGCACAAACCATAGTGGTATGGTTGGAAACATAACAATAGTGTGATGACATGAGTTTTACATACACGCAGTTAAAGACTGCAATTCAAAATTACACGGAAAACAACGAGACATCTTTTGTCTCGAACCTTCCCTTGTTCATAAGACTTACCGAGGAACGGATTCTAAAGAACGTCCAGCTTAGTTTGTTTCGCAAGAACGTGGCTGGTGCGATGTCTGCGTCGAACAAGTTCTTGTCGGTTCCTAGTGACTTCTTAGCCCCGTTCTCCTTATCGTTTACGGACAGTAGCGGCGATACAACCTTTGTAGACTTCAAGGATCCAGAGTTTGTGCAAACGTACACCCCTAATTCTGCTACAACTGGGGCTCCTAAATACTATGCGATGTACGATCTAGATAACTTTATCTTAGGTCCTACACCTAACAGTAGTTATGTTTCGGAGCTTCATTACTTTTATCGTCCTGAGAGCCTGACAGAGAGCACTTATACGTTGACTCTTACCAATGTTACAGGGACGTTTACTGGGCTCGACACAATTACGGGTGGCACAAGTGGCGAGAGTGGGGGTCTTTCCGCTGTTCCGACTACTACCTCGGTAGTCGCGGTAATCCCTAGCAGCAACTATATTGTAGGTGAAACAATTACAGCCAGTCCGAGTGGGGCAACAGCCACCGTATCTGCGATTGGCCCTGACACCACATTATCATGGTTGAGCGAGAACGCAGAGATGGCGATGCTTTTCGGTTCTTTATCTGAGGCGTATCTTTACATGAAGGGCGATCCTCAAACTATGCAGATGTACATGCAGAGATTTGGTGAAGCAGCGGGCAGGTTGAAGAACCTGGGCGAGGCTCAAGAGGTTACGGACGAGTACCGCACGGGTCAACTCATTCGCGCCAAAACATAAGGAGATTAACGTATGACTGCATCTTTCCCAGTAACCATGTCAAACGATTTTAAAGTTGAAGTCGTGACAACAAACAACCGAGGGTTTACCCCAGAGGAAGTTGCCCAACGCTGTGTTAAAAAGATCATTGCTATTTCTGAGAACGCGCCTCCAGCTATTCGGGAACAAGCTAGAGAGTACCGAGACTCCGTAGAAAAAACTGTTGCGCTATATATGCGACAGGCTATCCAAAGCGATAGAACTACGGTATATAATGCAATCAAAGATGCTGGTCAGCCAAAATTGGCCGAGTATATAAAGGAAATGTAAATGGCTTTTAATGGAAACTTCTTATGCACCTCGTTCAAAGTAGAACTGATGAAGGGTGTTCATAACTTCACGGTAGCAAGCAACCAGTTTAAACTGGCTATGTATACTAACAGCGCCACCTTTACGGCGGACACTACTGCATACACCTCTGGCAACGAGGTCAGCGGCACAAACTACACCGCGAAAGGAAATTTCCTGACCAGTGTTACGCCGGTCGCTATTGGCACAACAGCTTTGGTTGATTTTGCGGATGAGGTGTTTTCTAACGTAACCATCTCGTCAGTTCGAGGCGCTTTGATATTTAATGAAGCGGCTACGGGCGACCCAACGGTAGCCGTGTTAGATTTTGGTGCAGACAAAGCGGCTAGTTCTGGCGACTTTACCATTGTATTCCCAACAGCGGATGCGTCTAACGCGATTATCAGGATAGCCTAATGTCTACTAAAGTAGCGTTTATAGGTTGGAACAGTGCAACAAGAGCTTGGAATACAAGCACTTGGGACACGAGTCCTGCTTTTACGCTCACTGCTACAGGGGCTATTGGTCAAGCAGTTCAAGAAGGCGATGCGGTTGTATCTGTTACAGGGTTAGCAGGAACATCTGCGTTAGGTAACATCTTTTCTACAAACGTGGGGCTTAGTTCTACTTCCTCAATCGGTGCTATTTCTATAACAAGAGGCGATAATGCTTTTGTTACTGGAGTTGCGGGCACAACCGCCTTGGGCGGTTTCTTTACCACTAACACAATGACTGACGTGAAGATGACGGCCTCGGTCAACAGTGCAACTGCTGGAGCAGTTGGTAAGGCTAATGTCTCGGTAACTGGAGTTTCATGTTCCGCATTAGTAGGCGAGATCGAACAACCTTGGGGGTTAATTATACCGTCCCAAGTGTCAAATTTCACGGGGGTCACCCCTTCGCAAACTCCGTCTTGGACGGACGTTGCAGCATAGGATAAACAAATGGCAAGTGTATATACAAATAATCTCCGCCTTGAAGAAATCGGCACTGGGGAACAGTCTGGTACTTGGGGCGACACAACAAATACGAACCTAATACTAATAGGCCAAGCGGTTGCTTGGGGAACTAGAGCTATTGCGAACGCATCCACGGACAACATTACGATTACCGATGGTGCGCTAGACGCGGACAGGTGCCTTGGGCTAAAGCTCACCGGCGGCGGACAGGCTTGTACTGTTACGCTCTTGCCAAACACCAGTTCCAAAACTTGGTTCATGTATAACGCAACAGCGGCGGCTTTGACCTTCACATGCGGCAGTGGTGCTAATGTAATCATTCCTGCGGGTCAGACTAAAGTTATTGCGACAGACGGCTTGGGGACAGGTGGCGTGGTTCACGATCTTCTTACTGCTGTTAACCTAGCGGGAATAACTCAAACCGCGGCAGTAACAACTCAAGGCACATTAACAGTCGGCGTAGACGACACGGGCTACGATGTTAAATTCTTCGGTGCTACATCAGGCAAGTCTTTGCTCTGGGATGAGTCGGCAGATAGTTTGATTGTCACTGGCACAACCACTCTGGTGGGCACAACTAACCTGGACGCTGTTGATATTGATGGCAACGTGCAGTTAGACGGTACGTTTACTGTAGGCGTAGACGATACGGGCAAGGACGTTAAATTCTTCGGCGCTACTTCTGGCAAGTACACTCTGTGGGACGAGAGTGCAGATACGCTGTATGTTTCTGGGGACCTTGCTACCGTCACCGCAGGTACATCCAACTTTGTTATAGGTGTCAACGCAGGGGATGCAATAGACGCTAACGGGAACTACAATGTCTGCGTAGGCGATGAGGCAGGTACTACGCTTACCTCGGGCGACCATAACACATTAGTTGGCTTTAATTCAGGAGCATTACTACTTACTGGTGGAGAAAACACTTTACTGGGTGATGCGGCTGGTGAGGCTTTAAGTGTTGGTATTCAAAACGTAGCCGTAGGATATTTAGCATTAACAAATGATACAAAAGGTAGCACCTCAACTGCTGTAGGCATTGCTGCTTTAGCTTCACAGAACTTTACTTCAGCTACAAATAGTCTCAACACAGCAGTTGGCTATGAAGCGGGAACCACCCTCACTACGGGCCTCAGAAATGTGATGGCGGGGCATCGTGCGGGGGTGCTTGCAACTACCCCAAATGACCTAATTGCTATTGGCTTTGAGGCTGGCGGCGGTGCTACAATGACAGGAAACAACAACATCCTTCTTGGCACAGACGCTGGACACGATCTGACTTCGGGCGCTGGGAACGTCTTCATAGGAACTGAGGTTGGAGATAAAACAGATGACGGTGCAAGCAACGTAGGAATAGGGCTTAGGGCATTAGGCGCTAATTGTGGGAGTTCAAACGTAGCAATAGGTAATAGCGCTTTGGCAGTTACAACATCCGCAGAAAATACAGCGGTTGGCTCTCACGCAGGTTTTTCACTAACAGATGTTTCAGGCGGGGTATTCGTTGGTAAACACTCTGGTCTTTATGCTACTACGGCAAGCAACTCTACTTTTGTAGGGCACCAAGCGGGTCAAGGTATTACAGGTGCAAAACTTACAGGGAACAGCAACACTGCAATTGGAACAAATTGTGGGCTGTTGCTTCAAGGTGCTGCTACAGAAAATACTTATGTGGGCAAAAATTGTGGGGCAGCTACAACAACAGGTGGTTACAATACAGCCATGGGGTTTCAGGCGTTTGATTCCAACACAACTGGAACTTATAATCAAGCATTCGGGCAGAATGCTTTACACACAAACAGCACAGCCTCTTACAATTGTGCCGTGGGAACCTATGCCTTAGCCACCACAAACGGGGCTGGAAATATTGCGATGGGGCATTACGCAGGAATATATGTAACATCAGGTACTTATAATGTCGTTTTGGGTTATGCGTCAGGGTATTCAAATAATGATGGAAACCAACTTACCACAGGTGGTAGTAATATCTTAATTGGCAACGCAGCTAATGTGGCTGCTGGTGGTAATAATAGTACAATCCAGATTGGCTCTGGGGTTGGGAAGGGCAACGGCACAGGGTTTATAACTCCCGGTGGTGGTGGTGTTTACCAAGGTAATAACGCCTCAACTTGGTCGCAGACTTCTGATAGACGCTTAAAGAAAAACATTGTTGACAGTACCATT